CGAGATCAGCGCTACTGCACGCGAACCGGCGCTGACGCAATACCCGTAGTCGAACGGCGACTTCTCCAGCGCTGCCACGACGCGGTCGTAGTCGGTATTCATGTAGGCCGAGCCACCCTCGACGAAGAGCACGATCGGCGCTTCGCCGCTCGTCACCAGCTTCTCCGTGCCGTCCGGATTCGTGCCATAGCATTCGGCGGTGGGTGGGATCTCTGCGCCGGCGGCGGCAGTCAGCTCTAGCGTGTCCAGTTGCGACGCGAGCAGCGTACCGACGAAGGCGTCTTGGCCGTAGTCGTCCACCGCTGCGGTATCGAGCGAGCCCGTCGCTTCGGCGCGCAGCGTGCCGTCGGGCTCCCGCACGCGGATCGTCACCATCTTCGTCGGGGCGGGAGTGGTGCCGTCCGCACCTACCGCCTCGATCGCATTGATCTCGATCCGAATGCCATCGCTGAAGCATTCGAGGTCGCGAAGGTAGAGCACGTAGTTGCTGCCGGTCGGCGGCTCATCGACGGCGGAAAACGAATCGCCTTCGCCCGACGTGTCGAGACGGAATACAGCGTACTTCTCGGCGGCCGCCGCCGACGTGAGGCGCGCGACGACGGCTTCGGCGGCACCATTGTTCACGGCCTCATAGATGTGAACGTACGCCTCGTTCAACTCGGAGACGACGGTAGACTCCGGCGGGCCGAGCTTCGCGCGCAGGTTGCCGCGGTTCACCAGGAACGGAATATCGCGACGCCCACGCTTGAAGCGGCCCACCGTCGACACGACCTGGTCGCTCCCGTCCGGCCCGAACCCACCAGTGTTGTCGCGCGCCGGGTTGAGCTGCACGCCCGATTCAGCGCCCAGCTGTCGGGTGTGCGGGTAGAAAGTGGTCATTGTGTTGTCCCTCGATTGGGAAAGTGCTTACTTGGAGGCCGGGTCGGGGTCTTCTTCGCCGCCGCCGCCCGCGACTTCGTCGTCGATTTCCACGATACGCAGCGCCGGCGGATCGACGTCGTTGTAGCTCCCGTTGAGCGCAAGGAGGTGCTTGCAGTCTTCGCGCATCCGCTCGAGGGATCCCTCGTCGCGAACCGGAATCGTGTCTTCTCCACCACGCGGGATGAGTTTCGGCCCGACAACGTAGTGAGTTGCCGTGACATTGATTACCTTCATGTCGCGTGGGAACGTCGGCGTTTCCGGTTCGCCGGCCTTGATCTCGATGCCGGTCGGCTTGGCCACCGCTGCGGCGGTCTTGCGCGTGCTCTTCTTCAGTGCCGGTGCCGACGCCGCTTCAGGAGTCTTCGTCGTGTTCGAATCCGTCGTCGACGTGTCACCCGGTTGCCCGTTGTCTGTCAGCGCCGGATCGGTGGTACCCGGATCCGTCGTCGTCGTGGTCTTTGCCATTGCTCTGTCCTTCAGGAGTTGAACGAGTTTGCCGAGGGGGCGGTGCCCCTCGGATCAGCTACCGGGTCAGGCCTTGAGCTGCAGGTTCTTGACGTTGATGACTGCACAGCCGAGCGCCGATTGCTGGTGCGGGTTCAGATGCGTGAAGCAGCGCGAAGTAAAGCCATATCCAGACTCCAGATCGACCGTCGTGCCCAGTGGTTCGAAGAACGGCGCTTGCGCGTCACCGAAAATGATCGGGCACCGCGACGTTTGGCTCGAACGGCCTACGGCCACGATTTCCCCAGTTCCAGCCGCGTGATCCTCGCTAACACCCTTCGGCGTGTAGTACACCTCGTACTTGTTGAAGAGGCGACCGACACGGTAGATGCCCGGGCGTTCGGTGATGCCCGACGACTGAAACAGCGTGTCCGGGAGCGTCTGGAATTGCGACGCGATGTCCTTGCCGACGTACAAATGGGTAATACCGTGGTCGGACGTCTTCTCGGCCATGATCTGCGACTGCATGCCGAGGTGGGACGCGAAGTCTTGCCACATGACCGCGCGGGTCTTTTGTACGCTTTGTCCGGCGAAGTTGAAGTCGAATTCGGATGAAATGTTGTGGCGGCCGACCATGCGGACCTTGCGGATCGCAGCATAGTGGCGCTCGTTCGAAAACTGAGCGCGCACCGCCAGCATTGCCTCCGCGCCCGCGTCGACGCCGACTTCGTTCGTGAACTGCGAGCGCGCTTCCGGCGTCACCTGGAAGATGCCGCGGTACGGGGCTGCATACAGCGAGAACTTCGATCCCTGAATTGCCATGCGCGGCGTCTTGCCGCGGCTCACTTCGTAGTCGATGAACACTTCAGCGGTGACGTTCGTGCCTTTCGGGAACGCGGGTGTCGGCGTCACGACGACTTCACCGGTTCCCGGCCGCACGACCCCCGAGATTGCATACTCGACACCATCGAACGTAACGTGACCGGAGAGCGGGGAAGTTGCCGCCGAACCGTTGGCGTTGCGGTTTTCTTCCGCCGCCCACAGACCATTGACGTAGATGTTTGTGCGGCCGCGCAGCAGCTTGATCGGGTCACCAGCGCCCGGCCGTTCGGTAAACTCGAACTTGTAGTCAGCGTCATCGTTCGGCGCAACCAGCTCGGCTTCGCGCGGTGCGCCGAGATATTCGCCGCCCGAGTTGATGCCGTCGAGCGAATCGCCTGCCGAGTAATCGCCCCAGTCGGAACCGGCCTGGTGCTCGATAATGATGAGGCGCGCCTCGTTGCTGCCGGAGTCAGCGGCGAGATACCCAGCGAAAGGGCAGGCCTCGGCCAACGCGCTGATGATGGCGATCATCGGCGCAGCCGGGTTCAGTGAGATCTGGTCGTGGTGTGCGTTTGTGGTCGACACCGAGTCGAGCACCGTGCGAGCCTGATGCAGCGCAGACAGAATGATGTCTCCGCTCGGCGCGAAACCGTGCTCGCTGCGGTACATATTCACGCCGTCGAAAATCGACTTGATGACTTCCTTTTCCTGCTTGTCGTCCATGTCCTGCAGAACGCGCTCGACAGCGCGTGGAGCATTGACGCCGGACGTGCTCTTGATCGCTTCGAGAGCCGAGTTGGCCGCCGAAACTGAGTCGAGAACCATACCCGACGAGCCTTCGGCGCCGGCAACGCTGTTCACGAACCGCTCGACGTCGTGCTGATCGCGCAGGTTGTACTCGATTTTCGGAGTTCCGCTCATGTGGATACCTTTCCTGGTGGTTTGAGGACAAATGCACGGAACCCCGTGCCATTACTGCCAGCCCCAATTTTCGGAGCGCTACAGGGGGGCACTCGTTACGGTTTTCCTACGCAGCGCTTAGCGATTCCGCCCGCGCTTGCAGGGTCCGCAGGCGCTGCTTCGCTGCGTCTATCGACTCGACGACGGCGGCCAGCTGCTCGCGGAGTTGCCTTTCGACGTTCGGGACGGCCGTGCGGATCGATGGCGGAAGCTTCACTGGCACGCGCGCCAGCTTGGCCTGGAAGCGCTTGCGGCCCCGGTCGAGCGCGCTGACTATCTCGGCGATGGCTTTGACGTGGTCGTCCTGCGCCTTGATCGGAAAGGGCTTACCGTTGAGCTGGACCTGAGCCACGTCACCCGAGGCAGTCACGCCGAACCGCACGTTCTGGCTGTCGGCGAAGCCGAACTGCACTTCGCGGTATTCGACGCCACCGATCTTCTTCGTGGTCGCGTCGACGTCGACCGAGGTAACTTGCGCGCCTGCGCGCAGGAAGTACCGCTTCGCGGTACGGGTTGCGGCGTCCGAGCCGCTGAGGTTGTAGAAGTCGAATATGAGGTTCTTCATGGGCTATTCGTGGTCACTCGACCGGGTTGCTGACGCGTTGACCGTCGCCTTGCTCGATGTGGCCGTGCGTGCTGGAAGGGATACCCTTTACGAAAACTTCTTTGGAAAATTCTGCCCCGCCGTTGACCTTCATGGCCGGTCCTTCGCCTTCGCCTGCATTGACCTGAATTCCCCCGTTGGCCGTGATAACCCCGTCGACGGTCAGGTTTTTTGTGCAGTGCACGTCGTCGGCCTCGAGAAGCGCTAGCGTGGTCACGATGTGGGCCTGGCCGGGCGCGATGATGCGGAACGTGTTGTCCGCGAGGAATTCGAAGTTTGCGTGCTCGAATCGCCGCCAATCGATCGCGTTTTCCTTGTTGCGCGGCCGAAAGCCGACGATCACGGGATACCGCGGGTCGCCATGCTGGAAAGCCAGCCAGACGCGGTCGCCGGGCTTGATCGATATCTCCGTGTGTTCGCTCTTATCCCCGATCGGGTTGCAAAGCTCGGCCTGCGGAAACTCGGTGCAGCCGTCAGTCAGCCCGGGGATCCGGACGCGATAGATGCGCTCCTCGCGGTCACCCATCGACACGGATGCAACTTCGGCAGGCATCAATCCGATCATGAGAGGGCCCCGAGCCAGAATTTGGACAGCTGACGCATGCCTTGGCCGTCGGTATCGTTTTCCATGTGGTGAACCGCCGTCATCACGGCGAGCGGCGTCCCGCGCACGTCGAACAGGTCGCCGGCGCGGATCGTCGGATTGAGCACGCAGGAAACGACCTTGCGGCGCACCATGACCCGATTCATGGCGTTCAGCTCGCGCACGTTTTTGCGCGGCGAGTACTGCATTGCCTGCGGCGCACCGCTGCGTTGACCTTGCACGAACGCACCGTCAGGCCCGACAGAGAAGTAGGCAGGGATCTGGTCGCCCTCGAGGAACCCGCTGTAGACGTCATCGGCTGATTCGATGTCGAGCGCGTCGAGTGGCTGCTGTTGGAACAGCTCGCGCAGCCGTGTCGCGGACAGTCGACCCTTGCGCCACGTCACGACCGCGGACTCTTCCTGTAACACCTGGGCGATTCGATATGTCGGCACGCTGCCGATGAAGCAGGAGAAGCGCCCGACAACGAAGTCACCGTCCAGCGGGACTGTCGCGCCGCACGCTCGGTAGATCGCTGCGAGGCCTGCGTTGCGGAACACGACAGCGCGCGTGAGCGGCCGCGCTACCGCCTGACATCCCTCTGGCAGCGCGACGATGCTGACCGCCGCGATCGGGGAAGATCCCTGAACACCACCGGCATTTGGGCTCGGTTCCGACTTGATGATCCGGAATGGCATTTCGTTGACCGTGATAAGCGCGTTGTCCCGGTAGTCGGCAGCTGTCTGAGGCGTGATGCGGAGGCGCGCCTCGAACGTCGCCGGGATCGGCGCG